GGAAGCGTCCGTTAAACAAAAGAGAGCCAAAGCCAAGAGTTGAGCTTATCCCGTGCCCGCAATATCTAAAGCCAGACAAAATTGCTTATGCTGAATGGAATAGAATTGTGCCTGAACTTTATAAGCTTGGGCTTCTAACAAATATTGACAGGGCAGCTCTTGAGCTTTACTGCAGCCAGTATGCCATATACAGAAAAGCATATAAAGACATAGTTGATGATGGGCTTATTACAACAAATATCAGAAACGGCGCAAAAGCAAATCCGGCAGCAGCCATTGCAAGGGAAGCGGCTAAAGTAATAAAAGCAATATGCGTTGAATTCGGACTTACTCCATCATCACGTGCAAGGATTAGCGTGCCTGGCGAAACGATAGAGGATGAGCTTGAAAAACTACTTGACTGAAAAATAGATTAAAAATGTATGATGAACAGACAGCGCTTAGAGTTAAAAGATTTATTGAAAACTTAAAACACACGACAGGTGAATATGCAGGCAAGCCGTTTATTCTTCAGGACTGGCAATACCACGATATTATAAAGCCTCTGTATGGAACTTTAAATGCTGATGGCACAAGACAGTACAGGACTTGCCTTGTAATGGTAGCCAGGAAGAATGGCAAAACAACGATCGGAGCTGCGATAGCTCTTTATCATCTTTTTGCTGACAGAGAAAAAGGCGGACAGATTTATTCTGCTGCAACAGATAAGGATCAGGCATCTCTTGTATTTAATGAAGCTGCGAGTATGGTCAGGCAAAGTCCAGTACTGTCAAGAAAATGCAAAATAATTGATAGCCAGAAGCGTATTGTAAATTATAAAAATAATTCATTTTATCGAGCCATAGCAGCTGATGCTGCAAGCGCACATGGATATAATGCAAGCTGCATAATTTATGATGAGCTTCATGCCGCTGCCAACAGGGAACTGTTTGACGTGCTTTCAACATCAGGCGGTGCAAGGCGGCAGCCTCTGCTTTTTATCATAACAACAGCCGGCTATGATAGGAACTCTATACTCTGGGAGCAGTACAGTTATGCAAAGAGCCTGCAAAAGAAAATAAAAAAGGACAAGACGTTTTTACCGGTAATATATGAGCTATCAGAAAAAGACGACTGGCAGGACGGGAAAAACTGGTATAAGGCAAATCCGGCGCTTGGAACTTTTAGAAAACTTGATGAGATGCAGGCCTTGTTTAATAAGGCTAAAGATAACTTTGCTTTAACCAATACTTTTAAAAACCTGTATCTTAATATGTGGACAACTCAGGTTACAAGGTGGCTGCCTCTTGAAAAATGGGATAGTTGTCCAGGTGAAATTAACCAGGAAGAATTAAAAGGCCATATCTGTTACGGCGGGCTTGACCTGTCAGCTACAACGGACTTGACCGCTTTTGTGCTTGTGTTTTTAGACTTTGAAACACAGGAAAAAAAAGTACTGCCATTCTTTTTTATGCCGGAGGACAGGTTAAAAGAAAAAATAAAAACAGATCGTGTCCCTTATGATGAATGGGTAGCAAAAGGCTATATTGAAGCAACGGCAGGAAGCGTTGTTGATTATTCGGCAGTAAGAGGCAGGATTAAAAAATGCCTTGAAGATTATCAGGTAAAATCAATAGCATATGATCCCTGGAATGCGACAGAAATTGTGCAGAATATAATCTCGGACGGTTATGAAAACATGATACCAGTCAGGCAGGGGTTTTATTCTCTTAATGCGCCGTCAAAATATCTTGAAGTGCAGATTTTGGCAAAGAACCTAAATCACGGAAATAATCCGGTGTTGAGGTGGAACTTTGATAACGTGATGATGGCAACAGATCCGGCAGGAAACATAAAGCCGGACAAGAGCAAATCATCGCAGCGCATTGATGGGATAGTGGCGCTTATCATGGCACTTGACGGCGTTATGAGAAATGAAGATACAAAATCAATTTATGAAACTGAGGGCGTGAAAGCTTTCTGATTTAGCGCAGGAGCGTTGAATGGAAAATAAAAACTTTTTAAAAAGATTTGCAGGCGTATTTAAAAGAAGCTTAACTGATGTTGAGCCTAATGTGCTTGAAGCTTTAAGAGGAGGACGCAGGACAAGGACTCTAACAGGAGTTAGAGTGAGTGAGACTACTGCAATGAACTACTCGGCTGTATATGCTTGTGTGAGGATTATTTCAGAGACCATTGCAAGCCTTCCGCTTAACGTTTACAAAAGGCTTGACATAGGAAAAAGAAAGGCAACAGAGCATCCGCTTTATAAGGTGCTTCATTTAAAACCAAATGATGACATGACCTCTTTTACATGGCGGGAGCTTATGGCTACTCAGCTAAACTTAAATGGAAATTCCTATAACTATAAGTTAAGGGATGAGCATGGTATTATAAGGGGCTTTATGCCACTGCTTGCAAACAGGATGGAAGTAACCATTGGCGACAATGACGAGGTTAAATACAACTATGAGTTTAAAGATGGCATAAAAAGACAAGTGCCAAAAGAAGATATTTTGCATATACCGGGGCTGTCATTTAACGGAATTGTGGGTCGCTCCCCTATTTCAATGGCAAAGGAAGCAATAGGGCTTGGTATGGCGCTTGAGGAATTCGGCTCAAGATTTTTCTCAAACAGTACAAATATTGGAGGAGTGGCGCAGCATCCGGGAAAGCTTACTAAACAGGGATATGAAAATTTAAGAAGCTCAATAAATGAGGTATATCAGGGGCTTGGAAAATCCCACAGTCTGCTTTTGCTTGAGGAGGGAATGAAGTATGAAAAAATAACTATACCTCCAAATGATGCGCAGTTTATAGAGTCAAGGCGGTTTCAGCTTGAAGAGATTGCAAGGATATTCAGAATACCGAAACATCTTCTTCAGGACTTGATGAATGCCTCATTTTCAAACATTGAACATCAGTCAATAGATTTTGTGGTGCATACGATAAGACCCTGGCTTGTTAGAATTGAGCAGGCAATAAATGCAGACGACGAGATATTTTCCGATAAGGATTATTTTTGTGAGTTTGTGGTTGACGGGCTTTTGCGTGGCGATACGTCAGCAAGGTCAGAATACTACGTTAAGATGATACAAAACGGAGTATACAGTCCAAATGACGTTCTGGAAATGGAAAACAAAAATGCCTATCCGGGTGGAGATAAGCACTTCATACAACTTAATATGCAGACAGTTGAAAGCATAGGAAGCGTAAGGGCAATTAAAGCAGAGATTAAAACAGTAGATACGCACGCCGGTAAAACAGATAAAAGAAATAAGAGCATAAAAGATATGGTGGCAAATTCATACAGACCATTATTTTTAAATGCTTTTATAAGGATAATAAACAGGGAAAAAACAGATATAACAAAAATACTTACTAAAGAAAACTATAATGGTGAGCTTGAAAAGTTTATGGACAAGCATAACGGATTTGTGGGCGAGCAATTAAAGCCTTGCGTGTTTTCATTTGTTGAAGCACTTACATGCTATACAAGCCTTACCGGCCCTGGTGCAGGCATATTTTCAGATGAATACTTGATGGATTTGAGTTCAAGATATATTTTAGATTTGGCTGATAAAATAGACAGCTTAAAACAAGACATAGACAGCTTTACAAAATACCTTGAAGATAAACCGGAGGAAATATCCGGCATTGAGATAAAAAGCATAGTTGCGGCATTTGATAAATACGTTAAAAAAACAGGGGCGATGTGGAATATATAAAAATAAAGCTTATATGCAAACAAAGATTTGATTTTGAAGGAAAGACTTATTTTCCCGGTGAGGCAGCCTATCAGATAGAAAGAGTTGCAAGGCGCTGGGTATCAAGGGGGCTTTGCGAGTATGCAGACCCGAATGCAGTAACAAGAAATGGATATTTAAAACATCCTAAAGTATCTATTGTAATACTTATAAAAGACGCTTTAAAATGGACAAGAAACTGCATTGACAGCCTGAACAGATATACAAACAACTTTGAACTTATCCTGGTAGATAATGGCTCAAACAGCAAAACAAAAGAATTTTTAAGAAATCTTGACTGGCTTGATTATACGCTGATTACAAATAAGGAAAACATGGGCTTTTCTTATGGTTGTAATCAGGGGATAAAAGCCTCAAAGTGTGATTATATCTGTTTTTTAAATTCAGATACTTTACTGACGCCTAACTGGCTCGGAAAACTTATGAGAGGCTTTAAGTACGAGAAGAATATCGGAATAGTCGGCCCCTCTACTTGCCATAGCTCAACTATACAAAGTCCGCAGGTTTTCAAAGGCTTTAGAAATGCAACACAGGAGAAAGTAAACCAGATAGCTGAAATGGTAAGGGAAAGATACAGTATAACTACTGTTGTCGGGTTTTGTTTTGTAATAAAAAAAGAAGTCTTTGAAAAAATTGGAGTGTTTGACCACAGGCGATACGGCATAGCCTGCCATGAAGATATTGACCTTGTATGGAGAGCGCAAAAGGCAGGTTTTAAGTCGGTCTGGGCGCATGGCTCTTACGTGCATCATTTTGGAAATCAGACAACAAAAGAAATGGGACTTGACCCTAAAGAGATAAGGCGAAAAAACAAGCCGATATTTGAAGAGCGCATAAAAAATGGAAGTCTTGATTTATATGTTGAAAATGATGCCGAGATAAAAAGCATAAAAAGAGTAAAAGGCACAATCCCGATTTTAATGATTACATATAACAGACTTTCTTATACAAAAAAGGCAGTAGAGGCTATCCTTAAAAATACGGATTATCCTTACAAATTGTTTATATTTGATAATGGCTCAACAGACGGCACAACAGACTATTTAAAAGGATTAGACAGTAAAAATATTGAGGTTACCTTTAATGGCAAAAATTCAGGGCTTGTACCTCCAATGAATTATTTCTTTGAGAAGTTCAATAATTACCGGTACACAGCAAAAGTTGATAATGATACTGTAATGGAAAAAGGCTGGCTGTCAAAACTAAAGAAAGTTTTAGATGAATACCCGCTGTTTTGCGTTGAGGGAAATCACTACCTTATGCTTTCATATGATATAGAAAAAAATGATGACTATTACAAACATCTGTATTCATTTGATTTTGAAAAAGGCAGGCTCTACCTGTCCGATATAGTCGGCGGCACAGGGACGCTTATAAGGACGGCGCTTGTTGATAATATACCGGAAGCAAAAGGCACTCTTTCAGGCTGGATTACCTATCAGGTAGAAAAAGGGATGCCATCAGCATTTTACAGCGGTGTCTGGTTTGACAGGCTTGACCAGACAGGCACTAACAAGTATAAGGAAAAATCTGATTATCCCGAATACGACAGGCAAATAGACAAGTTAAGACCAAGAAAGAAAATATCATCCAAGGTTATAAGAGAAGATACATTTAAAAATGTATACAAAAGAATGGAGGAGTGGCATGCAAGCTTATGAATATGCACAAGAAAATAAATTATTTTCACACTCGGCAATAAAAGAGAAAGAATTCAGGGAAATTTTTAAAGGTATTAAAATAAAAACTGTTGTAGAGATAGGGACTTACTGGGGACTGTCCTCTGCTTATATGGCAGGATTTGCCAAGAAAATATTTACTTTTGATATAGTTGACTATGCCGAAAAATATAAGGTTTGGGAAGACCTGGGCGTTAAAAATAAAATCTCTTTCTATCTTATAAAAAACAGAGTGGACATTCGCAAAGTTTTAAATACCATTAAATTTGATTTTGCTTTCATTGATGCAATACATGACTATGAGAATGTAAAAGAAGATTTTAACCTGGTACAGCATTGCGGAAAAGTGCTGTTTCATGATGTTACAAAGAAAAAATCATTTGCTGGGGTCAGAAAATTTGTAGAAAGCATAGGGGCAACGGTTACAGGCAATATCGCTTACTGGGAAAAGTAAGCTTTAGATAAAAAAATTAATATAAAAGAGCTTAGAAATAGGCTCTTTCTTATTTGGAGGAATATGGGGAGTACCTCTACTACTCCCCAACCTGTAGAGGAGGTAAAAATGATAGTAGAAATTTATGTTATTAAACAAGGAGTTAATAAAAACGGAAAGAGTACAAAATGTAAATGCGATTACTGTGGAAAAGAATTTAAAAGGCGCTTTAGTTATGTAATTAACTCTAAAAATCATTTTTGTGATATAAATTGTAAAGTATTATGGGAGAGAAAAAATAAAAAAGGTAAAAATAATCCCTTATATTCAAGAGTAGAAGTTCAATGTCAAACTGTGGCAAAAAGTTAATGAGAAAAAAATGCCACATAAAAAGAAGTAAATATTTATTTTGTTCAAATAAATGCAGGGGCGATTGGAGAAAGAGAAATTTATTGCCAATTAACAAAATATGGTGGAATGGTGGAACAAGAAAAAATAATGGGTATATCCAAATTTTTAATAAAAATCACCCATACAAAAATAATGCTAATTATGTTATGGAGCACCGCTTATTAATGGAAAAACATTTGGACAGGTATTTGAAACCAGAGGAAATAATTCACCATATAAATGGTATTAAAGACGACAACAGAATAGAAAATTTAATATTATTTAAAAATTCTGCAGAACATCAAAAATTTCATATTTTACAAAATCGATTAAGGAGAATTTCATGAATAAAAAAATAGAGATAAGAACCTTGCCCATAGAGCTAAGGGCAGAAGAAGATAATAAAAAGATTGTCGGATATGCAGCGGTTTATGACCAGCTTAGTGAAGACTTGGGAGGTTTTAAGGAAAAGATTAAAAGAGGCGCTTTTACTAATTCAATAAAAAGGAATGACATAAAACTTCTTTTTAACCATGATGCAAATTATGTTTTGGGTAGAAACAAAAGTGGTACATTAAAACTTGAAGAAGATGAATATGGTTTAAAGATTGAGGCAATACCACCTAATACGAGTTTTGCAAAAGATTTAATCAACTTACTGGAACGTGGCGATATAGACCAGATGTCATTTGGATTTATGGTAAACAAAGAGGAATGGGATACCACTGATAAAGAATTGCCAATTAGAACATTATTAGATGTGGAGCTCTTTGACACAAGTATTGTAGTTTATCCTGCCTATAAACAGACATCGGTTGACGTACGTTCTACAAAAGAAGTTTTAAAAGATTTTCGTACAAAGCAAGAGCAGGAGCTTGAGCTTGAGAAAATAGATAAAGCCAAAGCGCAGGAGCGTAAGGCAGAAATGACAAAAGTAAAACTTGATATTGTAAAACTAAAAATGAAAGGATTTCTGTAATGAAAGAGTTACAAAAAAGACTACAGGAAGTAGCAGATGAACTTGAAAAGCTGGAGACCCAAGAGTCAAGGTCAGCAGAAGACGATGCAAAAATTGACTCCCTGATTGCAGAGTTTAAAGAGCTCAAGGGAAAAATTGAACAGGAAGTGCAGAGAAATGCAGAGCTTGAGCAAATCAGGAAATCGCTTACAACTGTTGTAAACAAGCCGGCAGTAAAAGTTATTGAACCGGAGGAAAGAAAGTTTACAAGCTTTGGCGAATTTGTGCAGGCAGTTGTTTATAATCCAGGCGATGAGCGTCTTGTAAAAAGAGGCTTGGACGGGCTCATAAAAAGAGACCTCTCAGTCGGAACTCCGGCAAAAGGCGGCTATCTTGTGCCTGATGAGTTCATACCTCAAATAAAGCAGGTAACAGCAGGAGAGGCAGTTGTGCGTCCAAGAGCATCTGTTATGCCG